AGGGTTTGATGCATTCACATTTAATCCATTATCAAGTGCTAAACCAGATTTCTTTCCTATTGATGTTGTAGATATTTACACTGAGGTTAAATGGTATTTTCCTAAAATTAAATCAGGACAACTACTTGCTGTTCCTTTAACAAACGGACCAACACCTATTTGTGCTTATTTTGTAAAAGATATTTCAAGACAATGTGAAATGGTTGATTATGGCTCGGTCTGGTAGAAAGCACGTCAGCATTGAAGCACCGGTAATGAAAATACAAGGTGCATATGTTTGGATGGATAGATATTGGCCGGTGGATTTGTTTACGTGGATGAGAAAAGAAAAAATGCAATTTACAGAATTAAAAATGAGAAATAATAAACTTACACTCTATTTTCCAACAGCAAAAGAGTGTACAATGTTTGGATTAAAATATGACAGAGAAAAGCAAAAGGAAATTTTTCGAACTTCGGAATGGTCTTAAAGCAGTAGACTACAGAAACAAAGACTACTACGATAGAATAGACGATCATGAAAAGTCGTTGTATTCTCCTTTTATGTTGATGAGATATGCTTCAAGTGTTTCATCTAAAGATCCTTTTTATGTTGAACACTATGTAGAAATGGTAAACGAATGTGTTAATAAAAATTTGTTTGCATTATCTAGCAAACACAAAAAATTATGCTGGGTATTAACTTCTATGTGTGGAGCATTACAGCAACAATTTCATCCATGGATAAAACCTATGAAACGTGTTTCAAATAAAAGTTTACAACAACTAGAACAAATTTATCCAACATGGAATACTGAGGACTTAGAAGCATTAGACAAAGTAATTACAGACAGAGAACTTGAAGAGTTGCTGGAGGCACATGGCATCGAATCTAAATAAATGTACCTATTGCGATAAAGAATTTGCACGAGAAAGAACTTTACAAGTGCATCTTTGCGAACCTAAAAGAAGATATCTACAAAAAAATGAGAAGTGGGTGCAGAATGCTTTTATGGTGTTTCAAAGATTTTATCAAATACATCAAAACAATATGAAAGAAAAAACATATGAAGATTTTTGTAGTTCAGCATACTACAATGCGTTTGTTAAATTTGGTAGATTTATGATGCATATAAATCCACTGTATCCAGAAAAATATATAGACTATGTAATATTATCAAAAATTAAATTAGATCATTGGGCAAGAGATAATTTATACGAAGCATATCTAATTGATACATTAAAAGTAGAACCGGTTGAGGCGGCACTGCAAAGAAGTATTGCAACAATGATGGACTGGGCAGGAGAACAAAATGCACAATGGAGTGACTACTTTAGATTAGTAAACACTAATAGAGCAGTACAACATATACAACAAGGAAAGATATCTCCGTGGATAGTTCTTGGTTGCAACGCAGGAAAAAAAATGTTAAAATCGTTTAGTGACGAACAATTACAATTAACTGCTAGATATATTAGTCCAGAGTTTTGGAATTCAAAGTTTAAAAGTTATCCAGCAGATTTATTATTTGTACAAGAAACAGCCAAGGAGGCAAAAATTGAGTAGAGTTAAAATTGATATTGATGACGAATTAGATTTTGATTTGGAAGAAGGAGACATGATATTACACATTAAACACACTGGAGAAATTGGTAAAGTGTGTATGCCAGATATGAATTTAAAAGTAAAAGAAAGTATTGGGTATCATAAAATGTTACAGTGTTTAGAAATTTTAAAGCCTGGTACAAGAAAAGAATTTATTAAGTATCAAGAAAAAAAAACTAAAAGGACGTTAAACTAATGCCTGATGTAGATATAGATTTTTTTGATAGAGACGGTGTATTAAAATTATTTAAACATACTCCTGCATCAATTATCAATGAGAAAGCAAACGAAAAACATAAAACTGGTGTTTACTTTCATGCAGTACCAGAACATCCAGTAACAGGACACGCAACACTTGATTATAAAAAAGCAGAAGACAGAGGCTATTTTAAAATTGATTGTTTAAATGTTAATCTTTATAAAAATGTAAAATCAGAACAGGAACTTGTAGAACTAATGATACAAGAACCTAATTGGGATATGCTTAAAGATCAAACAATAGTTGATGAACTATTTCATTTAAATGGTCATTTCAGTATTGTTTCAAAACTACAACCAAAAACTATAGAACAACTTGCGGCTGTATTAGCAATTATACGTCCAGCAAAAAGATATCTTGTAAATGCACCATGGGATGATATTTTAAAAGAGGTTTGGATTAGGCCAGCAGATGGCAGTTATTTCTTTAAAAAATCACACGCAGTTGCTTATGCACAGGCAATCGTAGTTCAGATGAATTTAATTGCTCGTGATAAATATAGTTTTAGTGCAACACAGGAAACGTAAACTCACTAAAAAATCAAAGAACAAGAAATCCAATCATCGCTCAAAGTATAACAGTTATCAGCCGGATAGTCCTTTAACATTACACTATCTTACAACAGGTGCTATACTTCCTGAAAAAAAGAAAACTAGATAGGTTTTCTAACTAATTGGATAGTTCTTCTTTTTATTCGTTTCTTTGAAATTTCAGAAAGTTTTACAGTAGGGCCTTCTACTATTTGAATATCTTTTGAATTTAATGTTACTAGAGTTGTACGGAAGTAACGAAAATCTCCTTTAAGGAATATATTAATTGGTAGTTTTCTATTAGACTCATACCACCAAATTTCACCACATTTCAAAAATCTCATTTTATCCTGCGGACTCATTAATCTACCGTAGTCATAGAAACTTATTACATTATTGTCTTGGTTTTGTACAATACCAACATACTCTAAGTCGCCCTTACGTATTAGGCTTAAAAATGGGAATTTATCTCTTAATGTCTTAAAAATTTCGTTCATCCTCTGTCCATAAATATTGTTAAATATGTACTATGCAAACAATACAAAGGTATTTACTCACAAACTCGGTAATCGTTTACCAAAATGGTTATCATGGAAGGAACTCAAAAGTGTACGATAGACGTCTACAGGTGTATAGAGGTGTGTATAACCCAATTACGTTTACCTTTAAAAACGAGGATCAAAAGAAACAGGACATAGTTGGTAAGACTTATACGTTCAATATTGTAGATACTGAGAGCAAAAAAGCAGTAGTTACAAGAACTTTAAAAATACTAGATGACGGATCAACTATAGACAGCAAAGGAACTGCTAGTGTAGAAATCACAGAGGGCGATTTACAACCTTTAGATGCAAAATTTTATGAGTATTCTATACAAGAAGTTCTTACAGATGGTAGTACTGTGGTAACTTATGCAGATACAAGTTATGTCAGTGCTGGTACTATTGAAGTGCTAGATGGTGCTTATCCACAGTTTAATGCAAGTACCTCAGTTACACAATTTACAGGTACTGGTGGACCATTAGCAAAAACATCTGGTTCAATTAATGCTAAACCAGGTACTAACAATAACAAAGCATTACACACGATTGCTGTATACACTCAAGATTTTGCAGGAGATTTTAAAGTGCAAGGCACAATGGCTTCAAGTCCTGCTGATGCAGATTATTTTGATATTACCTTAGATGGTGAAGCATCAAGTACTGTATCGTATATTATATCTACAAGCCAAGTTTACTATTATAACTTTACCGGTGTTTACCATTATATAAGAATTAGTTGGGATAATGCAACTGATAACACTGGTAAGATTGACAAAATCCTTTATAGACAGTAAAATATAAATTATGAACCTGATCCAGAATACAATTCTGACGTCCATACCTGCGAACAAAAAGAAAACACCATCTGGGTGGATTTCTTTTAATGCACCTTGTTGCATTCATAACGGAGAGACTCAAGACAAAAAGAAACGTGGTGGTATAATGAATAGTGCTGACGGCACAATATCTTATCATTGTTTTAACTGTGGATACAAGGCAAGTTATATAGTTGGCAGACGTTTAACTCAACGTATGAGAACTTTTATGAGTTACATTGGCATACCAAGTGATACAATTCAAAAGTTAGCCATAGAAGCAATACGTCTTGAAGAATCAGGTGGTACTACATTTCAAAAGAAAAAATTTATAGGTTTTAACAAAACAAAATTGCCAATTAATTCACGTAAGTTAGAATGGTGGCTAGAAAGATTTCCTGATAAAAAAGTTTGGGATGGAGAACGATATGTTAATAAAAGACAATTAACTAATTTACAAAAAGAAAAAATAAATCATTTATTAACTTATTTAGAAGACAGAGGCATTGGTGCTGACTGGTATGACTTTATGTATTCATCAGATCCTTTTTTTGATATGCACAATAGAGTTATTATTCCTTTCTTTTGGAAAGGCGAAATAGTTGGATATACAGGAAGAAGATTGCAAGAACATTCTTTTAATAATGACAGCGGAATAAAATACTATACTGATGTGCAACCTGGTTACGTTTTTAATATGGACGCACAAGATTGGACAAGAAAATTTGTTATTGTGACTGAAGGACCATTTGATGCAATTACCGTTTCTGGAGTGAGTGTGTTGGGTTCAGAGGTAAATGATATACAGCGAGAGTTAATTGATGGACTTAATAGAAAGGTAATTGTAGTGCCGGACAGAGATAAACCAGGTGAAAAATTAGTAGATCAAGCAATGGAGTTTGGTTGGTCTGTTGCTTTTCCAGAATGGGATAATAAGGTTGAAGATGTCGCGGATGCTGTGTTAAAATACGGTAGACTGTTTACTATACAATCAATATTAAAAACAACTGAAAGTAGTAAACTAAAAATAGATTTAAAGAGAAAGATGTATGGCTGATTATAACTTTGATGTACAAAAATTATATTTAGAAATGTTACTAGCAGATGCAGAATCTTTTGCTAGAGCACAAAATATTTTTACTCCAGCAAGTTTTGATAGAAAGTTGCAACCTATTGCAAAATTTATTAAAGACTACATGGAAGAATACAAAGTTATGCCTGACGTTGAACAGGTTAATGCTAAACACGATATTAAATTAAAATCAGCAAAAGATTTAGATCCAAGTCATTTCAATTGGTTACTAGATGAATTTGAAACGTTTTCCAGACATAAAGCACTTGAACGTGCAATTTTACAGTCAGCAGACTTACTAGAAAAAGGAGACTATGCTCCAGTAGAGGACATGGTTAAACAAGCGGTAAGTGTTGGACTGACAAAAGATCTTGGTACAGACTACTTCGAAGATCCAAAAGGTAGATTAGAGAAACTTAAAAACTCTAATGGACAAGTCAGCACAGGTTGGCCAAACATTGATAAGAAACTGTTCGGTGGTTTTAACCGAGGAGAACTAAACATTTTTGCAGGTGGATCAGGCGCAGGTAAAAGTTTATTCTTACAGAATCTTGCAGTGAATTGGTCAACTGCTGGTTTGAATACTGTGTACATCTCATTTGAATTAAGTGAAGAACTTACTTCTATGAGATTGGATGCAATGATGACTAACATACCAACACGTAAAGTATTTCCAGAAATAGATAATGTTGAAATGAAAGTTAAGATGTTAGGAAAAAAATCCGGATTATTGTTTATCAAATACTTGCCAAGTGGTAGTACAATATTAGACGTAAGAACATATGTTAAAGAACTTGAACTAAAAACTAAAAAGAAAATTGATTGTATACTGATTGATTATTTAGATTTAATGATGCCAAAATCTAAAAGAATATCTCCAGCAGACTTGTTTATTAAAGACAAATATGTATCAGAAGAACTTAGAAACTATGCAGTAGAATCACAAATGTTATTAGCAACTGCATCACAATTGAACAGAGCAAGTGTTGAAGAAATAGAATTTGATCACTCTCACATAGCAGGCGGACTTTCTAAAATACAAACAGCAGATAACGTAATTGGTATCTTTACAAGTAGAGCAATGAAGGAACGTGGTAGATATCAAATACAGTTTATGAAAACTAGAAGTTCAAGTGGTGTTGGGCAAAAAGTTGATTTAGAATTCGATGTTGACAGTTTAAGAATTAGAGATTTAGCAGAAGAAGAAAACTATAATCAACATAGTAAAACAAAAAATTTAGTATACGATTCGTTAAAACAAAAATCAAAAGTAAGCACAGATAAAACTGATGCACAACCAAAAGTACCTGATCCTACAAAAGGTGATGACATTGGTAAAGTTAAAGCAACTGTTGAAGGTGGCAAACTAAGACAACTGCTTAACGAACTTCACTCAGACGAAGAGCAATAAGCGTCAATTACCAAATATGCGTTTTTTAAAAATTACGCGAATGCGTAAAAATGCGTAAAGACGGTCTGTCCTTCTTTGAACTAACCGCCTTTACAATCTAATATTAGAATTTAATTTTAAATCCTAGTGTAGTGTCTGTATGATCAAGATTGATATCGAAATCAGATCTGGAGTAAACAGATAATCTGTCGGTCACACCTTTGTCAAAATCTAATTCAAAAGATTCGAACGTGGCGTTCATGCTGTTATCCACATCATAATTGACACCAGATGTACCTATTACACCTAATGGTAAACCAATTGAAGAATCCAAATACATCTTATTTGTATTTGCATCAATCGCCTTTTCCGCACCAAATGTAAAATCTACATCAGCCGCTTCGACAGGAGCGGGTTTTAACACACTCCATAGTATCCCAAGGGCGATTATTACTATCACACCTAGGCCTACTTTTTTCTTAGTTATTTTCATATATAGTATTTCTCCTTTACTGTATCATGAATGTGCGACCATCGGCCGATGATCGCTCCGGATTGTAACACTATTTATTAGGAATTACAACCTATATGTGTATGGATTGGTAAAGTTTTATTGTTGACAAAACCACTTTAAATAGCAGTAATGATTAATGAAAGACTGTTTGAACACTACAAAATAGACACTGCGAAGGACCTGAAAATACCAAAGCGATGTCCACGGCCGTTTGACACACTGCTGATAGACAAAAAGGGTTCGTGCTATGCTTGTGAATGCACATCGTGGTTGCCACAGAGCATAGGTAATTTACAAATCAAAACACTGCATCAAATTATTAATCGTAATGATATGCGTAAACATCTGCAGAGTTCTATCACAGATGGCTCATATCGTTACTGCAACGAGCATCAGTGTTCTTACATAAAAGCCGGTGCTGTATTGCATGGCCAGCCGGAACGCATACAGCATCTAAGACTTGCCATAGATGACTCTTGTAATTTAAGATGTCCTAGTTGCAGAAAACAAATGTTGTTTCTTAGCAACTCAGAAGATCCAGAAGATAAAAATAGAGTTGCTGAATACGAAAGAAGAAAGAAACTCGCTGACAAAATAAATGATTGGTTGGAATCATATTACTATCCATTACAGGTACACATA